GATACTGTCAAGCCAGTGGGTGAGGCGCTAGAGCTATTCTTGGTAGAGGATTATCTTTTTCCTGTTTCAAACGGGCTTGGCCAAGACATCAATCAATTCTTTACGCCATCCCTTGTCACTACCGGGAATGATTTTTTCATGATCAATAAAGTAATTTGCTACACTAAGCTGCTTACCGATGGGTCATCGGGCGCTACTGTAGCTCCATATCAGCTTATAATCTCATCCCCCGGAGACTTTATTACCGCAGGAGTTCAGCCGGGGGACATAGTGCTTAACGTGAATACCAAGCGAATGGCTATAGTGAACATTGTTGGGTCCAATACATCACTCCAACTTACGGAGGATATATTCACTACATCAAATCAGGACTATGCTATTTACTCAGCAAAGGATTATTCAGAAGCCGAGAAGGTCTCTGTCGGAAAGATATCAATACTCAACGCATCAATACTCACGTCTCCGTCCACAATGTTTCCTGCATACACGATGATGGAAGACAAGATAAATGCATACCCGTCATCAATAGCAGGGTATGGAGCATTAAAGGCAACATACTTTAGGTATCCCAAAGTACCTAAGTGGACGTATGTCACTCTTGTAAATGGAGAGCCATCATTTGATCAGTCTCAGCCTGACTACCAGGATTTTGAAATGCCGATAGAAGATGAATATAAGCTAGTAATGAAGATCCTTCAGTATTGCGGCATGTCCATCAGAGAGATACAGGTGTCTCAATTTGCCATGGCCCAAGAGCAGCAGCAACAACAGTCCTATAGTCAACAATAATAACCTCATCTCAGATGGCATATATATCACAGTATCAATATTATGAAAACAATGGAAACAATCCTGAGGATGCTAACTGGGGTTCATACCAGTATGTTAGCCTTAAGGACGTGGTAAACAACTTCATGCTTATGCATGTGGGTAACCACTCATTGATCAATAATGAGGAGAGATACAAGGTATTGTTTCATGCAAAGCGAGCTATTCAAGAGCTCAACTATGATGCATTCAAAGAGATAAAGGTTCTTGAGCTCAGCGTGGCTGATTCCCTGAGATATGTTCTCCCGTCTGATTACGTCAATTGGGTGAGAATATCATTGTACAAGGACGGATGGATCCGCCCATTGACAGAGAACATACAGGTCATGTCATCCAATGCATATCTTCAGGACAATGACGGAAGAATTTTATTCGATATCAACGGGAATATCCTAGAGCCACAGAGCTCAGGTCTAGATTACGATAGACTGCACAAATTAAAGAAGAGCATTTATCTAAACCCTGGGCATCAATACGATGGCTCATTGGGATGGAACGTCGAGGGCGACTGGTTCTTTGAGTACAGGGTGGGCGCTCGTTTTGGTCTCAATACTGAGACGGCAAACTTCAATCCTACCTTCTCGATAAACAAAAAGTCGGGCGTAATAAACTTTGACTCTAGCATGGCAGGAGAGCTATGCATCCTTGAGTACGTGTCGGATGGAATGGAGAATGGAGACAACGCTCTTGTGTCCGTGAATAAGCTATTCGAACAATACATCTATGCGGCAATCAAGTACGAGATACTTAATTCAAAGCTAGGTGTTCAGGAATACGTGGTATCAAGGGCCAGAAAAGAACGGACAGCCCTATTGAGAAATGCTAAAATCAGAATGAGTAACATACATCCAGGCCGACTCTTGATGAGTATGCGTGGAATCGATAAGTGGATAAAGTAACATGGCGAATCTTACGAGGAATTTTACTGCGGGAAAAATGAATAAGGTTGTCGATGAACGCCTTGTTCCTAATGGAGAATACATTGACGCAATGAACGTCAGGATGGGCTCTACAGAAAATTCTGAGATAGGCGTGATCGAGAACACGAAGGGGAATGTCGCTCTTACCGCGCTGTATTATTTTGACGGAAGCCAGACCAGTGTCGATGCGATAACTATTGGAGCTTTTGCTGATAGCGCCAATGAGACAATCTATTGGTTTGTGCATGATCCTAACTTTCCTGCGACGGCGATAGGTCTTAATCCGACCAATAAGTTAGATCTTATCGTATCATTTAATACGCTCACAGGCATACTCACTTACCATGTGATCAGCATCAATGACGGGGGGAACCTGAATACCACCCTGAATTTTAATCCGAAATACCTTATCACTGGAGTCAATAAAGTTGGTGATCTTTTATTTTTCACCGACGACTACAATCAGCCAAGGTTTATCAATGTTCGCCGCAATTACGCCAATCCCGTTTTAGATATAGACGGAGGCGGCGCTCCTGATGGACCGGATATTTTAGCCGAGTCATTACTTGTAATAAAGAAGCCACCTATCTCAGCCCCTACGGTTCAGCTTATAGAGCAGGGAGGGGACAACAACTATCTAGAAGAGAGGTTTGTTTGTTTTGCGTACAGGTACCGGTATATCGATGGTGAGTATTCAGCCACATCTCAGTGGTCTGACCCTGCATTTGTCCCAACAGACTTTGCCTTCTCTCCAAATAGCTACCTGAATGAGGGGATGACCAACGCATACAATGCTGCGGTGGTGTCCTACAACACGGGCAATACACTAGTGGTTGGTATAGACCTGCTCTTTAAACAGGCAAACAATAATATCATAAAGGTCATCGAGAAGCTAGACAAGGCTGAGATGGGTATACCTGATGATACGGTTCAAACATTCACATTCAACAATAGCAAGATATTTACGATTTTGCCTGAAAGTGAAATCTTGCGCCTATACGACAATGTACCTCGACTAGCTAAGGCTCAAACATTAATGGGTAACCGATTGATGTACGCTTCTTATTTGGAGGGGTATGATCTTATAGACAGGAATGGTAGCCCTACTAGAATAGAGTATGGTACAGAGCTTCTTACCGAGGAGATAGGGTTTCAGGAGCTGAATTATTCATTAGGATCAGGAAACTATTCTTTTGGCCCATCTCCCGTGTCAGTATCTAACTCGATCTTGCAGTTAGATCTAGCCGGAATAGAGTTGATTGCCGGGTCATCAATAACTATTGAGGCAAAAATATCTCATAGTCTATATCAGGGAGATCTTCCGTATCCGACCGATGTGGTAACTGATCTTGCCATCAATTTTTCTTTCAATCTTCCAGTTGAATACGCGTCTGTATATGCGCTAGTAACTAGTGTTGAATTTCAGAACGCTATAGGTACAGCATTAAATATACAGCCAGTATATTCTCCAATCCCTGGCGATGATACATCTTGTGACGGAGTCACTTTCACGGATCAAGTGAACTGTTTGTTGCCTACGACACTTGCCACTCCTAATACCTTTGGAATTGTATCAAAGTTTGAGTCGGGCATATCTGCCGCAGGACAGCCTATCACCGCAACAATATCTTCTCCATCAAGCACCGTAGTCGAGATACAGCTCGTATCCATGAGATACGTTGACGACCTTGTTGCTCCGACTCAAAACGTATATGACTATTACTTGTTTTCTCAAGTAGAGGCGTATTATCAAAAGATATCTACCTCTAGAAGCCTTCATAGCAATAGAGGTTATGAGATTGGAATGGTGTATATGGACGATTTCGGCAGATCTAGCACAGCGTTAGTGAGTCCATACAATACTGAGCATGTGGATTGCGGCAATTCGGTAACCAAGAATTCAATAAGAGCTCTTATCCCTACCTCACAGCGCGCTCCTGCATGGGCGAAGCGATACAAGTTTGTATGCAAGGCTGATGCTGAGAACTACGAGACAATATACACGACCATTTTCTTTACAGCTAGTGGAACAAACGATGTATACTTCCTTCTCGAGGGAGAGAACATGCGTAAGGTTGAAGAGGGAGATCGCTACATTGTCAAGCGCGACACTGGCGGACCTCTTTCTTTTTGTGCTTACGCAACTGTTCTTGAGAAAGAGGCTAAGCAATCGGGATTTATTACAACAGAAGAAGGAGCTACACCTCCGGCCGGGGTGTATATGAAGATGAAGCCTTCCTCTTTTCAGGCCGTTCAAAGCGAGAATGCAATCATAAATCCCGGACAAAGAATCACCAATGAGAATACTCCTGGTGAGACTCCTATTCAGGATTACCCAATGAATATCTTTAATGGTACAAGCTGGGTTGATTACACTGTGCCTGCAGGTAGCCGCATAAGTATGAGTTTTAAGTTTCAGCGACTAGGGCCTGGAGATGGCAATCGCTCTTGCGAGAGAAGGATCTACACTCTAGAGGTAAATCTTACTGCGTCAGCCAATTACGACAACATGTATGATTGGTGGGTAGGCGACAATGTGGCCTCAGTACTGAACAGCGGAACACAAGAAGTGGGAGGCGAAGGTAATTGCGCTATAACAAACGTATTTATACCGACATTAGGAATCCCATCAGGTAATCCATGTGTTAATCGCTTTCGATTCTATCGATACAGCAACAACCAATTGGTGCTCAAGATATCCGGAGCGGCAAGATGCGTAGGGAATACCTCAAAAGATAAGAGACGATCAAGTATAATATCAAGAATCACGGTGTTTAGGGCGGAAAATCTATTGGTATTTGAAACGCTACCGTCTGATACGCTGCCTGATGTTTTCTTCGAGAATGAACTATCATTCCCTATAGATGAATTTGGAAACCATCTATCTAATGATGCGGCAGGGGATGTG